CTTCCAGTGATTGCTTCATTAACAATATCTTCAATAGCAGCATCAACTTCTGGGTGCATCGCGTTTCCGCGATACTTCATTATCAATTGATAGTTATCTTTTGAGTCGTCATCGCCAAGATTTAAATACTGTCCGTAATGACTTCCGGAAACAGTAGCATAACTTCCCCCCTCATCATCCCGTGGTGGAACGATAGAAGTTATATCTTCTTTCTTTTTGGATCGTTTGATTTCGAAACCAAATAGTTTGATGCCTTCTTGTTCTGCCATTATCTATAAACCTTAAAATAAGAATAGAAAGTGGAGTCGACCTTGCCGACTCCACTGCTTTATTTAGTCAGTCGTATTTGACTCGAAATACTGATATGCCCAAGTACATGTGAACCGTTCGATATTATCGTTGTCCGAATACCCAAGAGTGATTTCACTCAGGTCTGATGGGAACGCACCACGGAATGTGTAGTTCTTGATTACATCACCATTTCTATCCAATTGATCAACTTTCAAATCCGCTTCGTATGAGATTGGAGTTGTCAGTCCAGTATTTGCAGAGTGTGCGTTAATACCGTTCATCCAACGCTCAATCGCATCGCGAATCGCAAAGTCAGTATCATTGATGATAGTCGTGCTCCATTCAGCAAACGTACGATCACCTGCCATCTTGAGGATACGACCTCTAAATGGCACTTGAATGATACCAAAGGTTGATCCTGGCAATGTTGCCGCTTCGACCAAGAACGATGTAAGTTCTGGATCTCCGTTAGCAAAACCAGGATAGTTGATTGTTACTTGGAAGAGGTTAGGACGTGCACCACCACCTCTCAGTTTTGACTTAAAGTCATCAACGCCGAGAATAGCCATTGTTCCTTACCTCCTTAAACTGTGCCAACAACTTCTTCAAAGTCCACACCAGATCTAACTGCCACGAAGTTCAGAGTGACGTAGTTAATTGACCGAGCAGGTTTGATGAAGATGTTTGCGATGAACTCATTACGATCTACGACCGCAGGAGTGTTGTTCGTTTCGTCACAGACAACACGGAAGTCCGTGATACCGCGACGACCTCTTACCTCGCGAAGTACAGGTTCCACGATGTTAACAAATTCAGCACGAGTAAACTCATCGTTGAATTCGAACAGTGCCTGTTCTGCCGCTCTACCGATTGCTCTTTCAAGTACGAGGAACAGGCGACGAACGTTGATACGATCAAATGCAGACGGACGTCCAAGCATTGTCTTATCACCGAACAACAAAGTTCCTTGTCCAGGAATGTTAGCAATAGGGTTGACATCTGCTTTGTACAGAGTATCACGCTGCGATTTATTTGGAGTATATGACAGAGCAGTAATACCCAAATATTGACCACGACGCGAACCAGCTGGTGAGAACCAAGGAGCGCGATTTAGGTCAGTTGCTGCGCAGATACCTGCAGTAGAAGATGCCGCAGGGATATGAATGTACTGATCATTGTACTTATCATAAACTTTAAGATAGTTATTATCCACGATTAAGTATGATGAATTTGTAAATGTATCAGCAGTTGTTACAACGTTTGTTGTGATAGTTGCTGCTGAAGTAAGATTTACAACATCGCTTCTCGCAGGAGATGCAACTACGACGCAGTCTTTACGAGTGCTTTGTGCAGTTGAGACTAAATCGTTAACGACTGTTGTATGATCTGTACGACTTACCATGCCAGGAGCAATAAGGAAGTCAACTTCAACTTGATTCTTATCTTCGAACTCATCGTGGGCAGTCAAAATCTCTGAAGTTGTCAGAGTTCCTGAGTTATTGCCGCCCGACAAATCGAAATCGTGAATTGCTGAACTATCCAATAAATAGTTTACGCCAGTTGTAGCAAATGTACCGAGTGCGGTTCTACCGCTCGCTGTTGAATTAAAGTCTGAATCCAGACCTGCCATCCAAACATATTCTGAGCGATTGTTGATAGCATCAACAACATAGTTGTTTGTACCATCAGTATTTTTTGCGTCGCCAGCGAGTGATAAGAACGGGAAAGTTTCGAGGATTGCTCCTCTAGTTCCTGTAAACAAACCATCGTTGTCTACGACTGCAATATGAACTTCGTCATTTGAACCACTTCTATCTGATACCCAATCAGAAGTTGATGGTCTTTTGTCAAAATCTGAAGCATATGCCCAGTTGTTAAATACGACTCCAGATCCATCTGGAGGACATACTGATACACGAATTGAATTACCGAGTTCTCCAGGATATTTAGCAATAAAAGTATGCTTTCCTGATGCGAGTGCCCCTTCTTGGGCATCCCAATCCCCTTGGTTCTTAACTGTTGGCAGTGATAGAGAACCATCACTGTCTATAGCTCGTTGACCAATAGCGGATCTAGAATTTTTTGCTGCCGACGTTGCCGCTCTTACAACTTGCAGTGAACTCGAGTACCGCAAGAAATATTGTGCTGAGTGGAAGTCGATCGTTGTGTCGGAATCTGGTGTAGCAAAGGTATCTACAAGAGTCGCTTCATTATCGATTCTTACTCTTTGCTCAACTGGACCCCAACGAAAATTACCAGCGATTGCTCCAGTAGTAGACTGAACATTAGGGACTCCTCCTGTCAGATCTATTTCTTTTACAACAACCGCAGGACTTTCAGACGGTGTTCCAAGTGCCATGGTTCTATTTCCTTAAAATTGAATTATATGTTGTCATAATACGGTTGTTTTCAATATTCATCATTATTTATAATATTTACAAATTTGGATCAAATTCCACTTGCCAACGATATCTATCATCATCTCGTTCATATAAATCAATCTGATCGCTATTATCCTGTATATAACCGAAAGGAACTACTTCTTCTTCGATCTCTTTCATTCTCTGCTCGAATAACATTCGTTTCATATCAATATCCGTCATATCTGCAAAATATTGTGTAGAAACAAAATAACCAAACATAACGAGGTTCATCATTAAATCATCGTGATTACCATCCGATGCTTCATATGATTGACCTCTCGATTCAAAGGTGGATATTTCTAAGATAGTTTGCTCATCATTTATTTTTAATTTGTTATTTTCTAATATGTCTTTAATCGCAGAGCAACCCAACCTTTTGCTCTTACGAGTAATTTCTATTCCTAGTTTATTGGATTTGATTACAGATTCTACATGCATATTTTCATATTCAAAGTCATGATATAATCCATTACAAACCACCATCCCTTGATCATTTGATTCGATAACGACATATGCTTCGTTGTAAACTTTCGCATACTTATATATAATGTTGGGGAAGAGTAATGGAGAGATAGTGTTGTTGCGATATACAGCTACCTGCTCAAAAGGTCTTGTGCTAATATCGATTAAATTAAATGTAGAATAATCCTGTCCTCTTCCCTTACTTACATCGACGGTCATTATGTAATCGTGATCTTTTTGCGGTTTTTTATAAACTAATAATAAACCACCTTCTAAAATTTCTACAGGGTTTGCCGCACGAAACCCGAGTAGACATTCAGCATTGATAAGTGTATCACCTGTACCGAAGAAAGTATTACCAAACTCTTGATCAAATTGAAGTTGACTCGTATTTGAAATAGTTTCTTTTTTCCATTCTTCATCGCGTCCTGGAACATCCCACCAATCCACTCTAAACGAAGAAAACTCATTTACTCTTTGTACAGATCCTTCCCAAATTTTGTGAAACTGGTTACCAATTCCATTAGCAGTCGATGTAATAATAACTTTGGTGCCAGTACCAGCTGATACAACTGGATATGTTGAGGTATAAAATTCAGCAGCACGTTCAACAAAAGCAAACTCGTCGAGATAAAGAAGATTAACTGACATACCACGAATAGAGCTACCGGAAGTAGCAGCAGCGATAATCCTGGAATTATTACTGAATTCCAGAGAACCTTTATTGAGTGCTTTGGATCCAGGCTGAAGAAAGAAAGGAATGTTCTCCAGCATAAGTGTAATGCGAGATAACATTTCACGCGCAGTCGCCCCTTTATTTGCCAAAATGGCAATAGTCTTTTCCGATTGAAAGAGAGCGAACCAAAGTAAATATGCACACGCCGATATCGATTTACCAGACTGTCTACAAGCGAGTACAATAGAGAAACGATTTTCATTAAAATGCCCAAACATTTCTTTCTGATAAGGATATAGTTTAAATGGAACTAAACCCGAATCGAGAGAGATCACCTTAATATAATTTTCCGCAAAGTATATAGGGTCATCCATACACTTCTTGTATTCCTGTAGTCGTTCTGGCGTCCATTGTTGCAAGACACCATCACGTTTTACATTAGGATTTCCTAGATAACTATCATTCTGTTGGAGTGACATTAATCAATTTTTCATCTTCATCATTTTTCATCATCTTTTGCAAATCTGATGTTGTCAAGTAAAAATTATTTGTGGTGCCATCCGAAAGTTGTTTTATATCTTCTTTGTTGATGTCTTTTTGTTTTTTGTTCAAATCCATCAACTTGTCATTCACGTCAGACACGTTTTTAATTAGACCAGACAACACCTCGTATGCGCGAGGATGCTCGCTTTCACGAGCAACCTCTATCATGTTTTCAAGAGCATCTTTACCCTTCTCGATAAGCTCATACAAAGTTTCTCGAGAATAGTCATAGTCATTGTTTACATTCTTATTTTCATTATCAGACATTGTTTTCTCTTAGTGTGAAGCATACCCCGCAGGAATAGGATATTCTAGAGCAGAGTCAGTTTGTATTTTAAATCCGAAATCAATTGAACTATTCTGTTGTGGCACACCTGCTGAGTCTTGCGCTTCCTTACCGAATAGAGGTGAGATGAACATTCTTAAATCCCTATCTCTGTCTCCTAAGAACAATGCTCCTGGTCTACCGAAACCATAAACTGAGGTTCCTAGGATTTCACCTTGTAGTGGAGCAGTTGCTGAATCGTGCGCTGGATTATATGAAGAACCAAATCCTGCAGGATTTCTAAAATATGCTGAGTCTCCTGGAAAGGCATCATACCAAGCTCCGTTTCTACCCAAGAACAATCTAGTTTGACCATTTACATCTGGCACACCATTATAAGCGAACATTAATGTATCGCCAACTTGCGTGTGATCAGTTTCATTTGAATCATTGATTTGTCCTTGAAAATTAAATCTAGGAAGTCCTGCCGGAGATCCAGATGCTCTCCTTTTATTAAATGAAGTAATCAATTCAAATGAGCGTAAATAAAATCCAAATACTTCCCAACCAGATTGTCCATATGCTGCATTAACCGAACCATTATGC